GCTCAATGCCTACAGCCAGTGACACCCTTACAATGGTTCGCAGCGTTATGGCATCGTTCTGGGCATCAAGGAGGCGATTCACTGCAGCTCGTGATGTCCCTAACTGCTTGGCAAGGCTGGTTTTCGTCATTCCTTTAGCGACCAGCTGAGCTTTGAGATTGTCACAGAAAATTTCCTTCATGGCTCGTGTGACAACTTCTTCCCGGACACCTTGGGCATCGAGATAGTCATCCAACAATATACCCATGAAGTTACTCCTTTAATTAAAAGTCAATATTTACGCTATGTTAATGTTCTTTAAGGCCAAATGGCGTACCAATAATTTATCCGTTCAATGGCAGATAGCGTTTGAAGCGGTCGAGTGCAACCTTCTTATCCTTTTGAGAAATCTGCCAGCGCTTTTTCACGAGCAAATGCAGGATTAAGAGTGCGTTGCCAGAGGTTTTGAACAGTAAGCGGTATTTGAGCTTGTTGTGGGAAACGCGCAGCTCGAATAACCCTTGGTCGAGTTTCTTGGCGTTACAAACCTTAGATCCCCAGCTCATATGCAGCTTCTTTAAAGCCACTTTGAGCTTTTTTGAAACCTCTGAATCGAGTTCATCCATCAGTGCTGTTACGGGAGAGTTCCCGTTTTCTTCTGTAAAGAAGATGAGTTGTAACATATATTATCCTTTCATATGTCGTCTCCTTGTAAATTTGATGCCGCTTTGATGCCGCTAAAAATTCTTGTATCGTATCTTTTTTGATACGTCAAGTGGCGCGGAACAAATTTTTTTCAGCCGCCAGTCCCGAATCAAACCAGTATGTGACTGCCACTCTCCGCCGATCTTGGCAGCGGGCAGTCCCTGCTCTCTAATCAGGCGCCGGACAGTGTTCTCGGACTTACCCAAATAAGCGCAGATGGCCTTGAGGCCCAGCAGTTCCTGTCCCTGTTCCACACGCATGGCCGAAGCGCCGGACGTGTGTCCGTCCGTGGTCGTGAAAGCCATAGTTCCCTCCCTTACCATCTGTGGCCCGCAGCTTCCGGCTGCGGGCGTTTCTTTGCCCGGGGCCTCGGTGTTTCGCTCTGCATCCGGGCCTGTGCCTGCAATTGCAGTATGTAGTGCGGCAGGCTGGGCGTCCACGACGCATCCGCCGCAGCGGCAGACAGCACAAGGCAGTCCAGCAGGTGGTTGTCCTTGCGCTCCTGGACCCAGACGAGGTTCCCGTTCTTGCGCACCATGCGCTCTGCCGACAGCTGCGAAGCCAGCGTTTCATCAGCCCCGGCATGGAAGCGCAGGGGCTGGCGGCTGTCCTGGTTGAGCATGCGGCCCATGTCCGTGGTCTTGAAGGCGCCGCTGTCGATGAGGTAGAGCCGCAGGCCGCCGGGGATGGGGCGGCCATTGTGCGGCATGCGCTCACGGACGACCCAGCGTACCGGTGCGGCCTGCGGGCGGCTGGCGCCCTTGCAGGCATGGACCACGCCGCAGCCGTTGGCCCGCACCCACATGTAGACTTCTTCCGTGCGGGTATAGACGCCCTCGGTCTCGGTACCGCCGGAGTCGATGCAGGCCCGCCAGATGGGCATGCGCTCGCCCACGTCGCTGCCGTCAGGCCCCTGCACCGGGTAGTAGGTGTCGAAGACCAGGGCCTGGACGTCATCCCAGCTGCCCAGGTAGCCGTAGTCGATGACATAGCTGGCCATGGTCGGCATCCACGCCCGGACCAGATACCAGAAGCCACGCTTCTGCACGTCGATGCCGCAGGTCAGGGCCACCGCGCCGTGAGGCACCGTGCGCGGTGGCAGGTGCGGATCACGGAGCTCCAGCAGACGGTCCACATCGGTCTGGAGTTCCACTGGCGACCACGGCATGCCCAGGTCGTCATTGTGGTACTGGCGCTGCTGGGCCGGGTCATCGCTCCCGGCCAGGATACGCCGGGCCGCCAGATCCGAGAGGCTGACGAAACGGGACAGGACCGCGGGCAGGTGGAAACCGATGCTGCGGGCATCGCGGACGTCCGGACCGGGTTCGAAGGCCGCCCCGGTCCAGACGTAGGGGCGCCAGCGCCCGGAGGCCACAGCCAGGTCGCGGGCATGATCGCTCCAGAGGTACTGGCAATGCGGGCAGCGGTACCGCGCCAGTTTGCGGGAGCGGATCAGGCGCGGATCCGTCTCTCCGTCGGGGACCACGATCCGGTCCACGTCCATGAGGTGCTGATGACGGCAGGCAGGGCAGACCACCTCGTAGCACATGAGCTGGTCCACCTGTCTGGTGATGCCTGTCCAGATGGACGAGCTTTCGTCCCCCTTGGGCTGGCAGGCCCGGATGATCTTGGCGAAGTCGCCGTAGGAGCGCGTGCGGCCCTTGAAATCCTCCAGAGGGGAGGAGTCCCCGCTGCGGCTGTAGAGATCCTCTTCGTCCACGAACAGATCCTGCACGGTGATGGACGCGCGCTGGCTGGGAGATTCGGCCGTGGCCAGCTCGATGCTGGTGCCGTCCTTGAGCAGGATGTTCTCGCGCCGGTACTTGGCTACCATGCGCCGCAGCACGGGGCTGCCCTGGAGCATGGGACGCAGTTTCTTCTCCACCACGCGGTCGCGGGACTCGCGGGTGGGCATGGCCAGCATCTTGATGCCCGGACGGTAGTCCATGGACCATCCCAGGCAGGCATAGAGCAGCAGCGTCTTGCCTACCTGCAGGGAACCGCAGACCACCACCTCACGCACACCGGGGCGCGAATAGGCGTCCATGGGACCGCGCAGGAAGGGCGATACATCCAGCCGCAGCGGGCTGCCGCGGTAGATGCCGTCCTGCACGATCAGGTACTTGCTGGCCCATTGCGAGACGGTCAGTTTTTCACGCCGGGCAAATACCCGGCGTTCGGCCTCACAAAACCGGATCTTCACGCATCCTCCTCACCCGGCGCGTCCGCATCCGCACCGTCGTCTTCTTCGTTGACCACAAACTCCCTTTCGCCGCTCCAGGCATCCATCCAGATCTCCGTGGTCTCCATCCACCACTGCACCAGCTCGCGCAGCTGGCCTTCATCACCGCCCACCAGGTGGATCAGGGTGGCGCCATGCAGGTGGATGAAGTTGCGCACCTCGTTCCTGAAGAACAGGGCACGGGCGCCCAGATCGCGCTCATGTTCAGCCCGGGGCATGAGCAGGCCCTGCTCCTTCTCCAGCTTCAGGCGCGCCCGCTCCGCCTGGTAGCGCTTGAGCTGTGCGTCTGCCGACAGGCGGCTGGTGGTGGCATCGGCCAGTTGCCGGTCCGCCACCTGACCGGCGTCAGATTGGCATTGGCATAGCCCAGCAGGGCGGTCTCATCGAACCAGCCTTCCGGGGTCCGGGGGACCTTGCGGGCCTTCACATCCCGGTTGAACTGGCTCTTGCTGCATTTGTAGCCCGCGTCCTTCAGGTAGGCCACGGCATCCAACTGGGTTTTATAGACGCGGATGGACGTCTGCCCCTGTCTCCGCGCCAGTTCACCTTCAAGCTCTTCTCGGGCACGTCTGAAGCCACCCACGTTCTCCGGGGTCGGATTGTCTTTCATACGCTTCTTTGCCTCTTCCTTGGCGCGAAGCAGGAACGGGAGGTCTGTCTCTGCAGACTGCCTGGCCAGACGCAGCAGATCATCATCAGGCATGACCACCTCCACGCTCGAGGGCCACCTCGACAAAGGGACGCACGCCATCTTCCAGCAGCGCCTCACGTCCAGTGGCATCTTCCCAACGGCGGATGATCACATCCACAAAGCGTGGATCAAGCTCCATCGTCCGGCAGATACGGTCTTGACGCTCGCAGGCCATAAGCGTGGAGCCAGACCCCCCAAAGGGGTCCAGGATCATGCCGCCACGCTTGCTGCTGTTGGTCAGCATCCGCTCGATGAGGGCCACCGGTTTCATCGTCGGGTGATGGCTATTGCGCTGGGGCTTTGGCTCGCAGAATACAGAGCCAGCCAGGACTTCCACGTGCACGTCCTTGCCGCTGATTCTTACGATGCGCTCACCATCCATGATGTGCCAGCAGGGGACGTCACCGTCCTCACGTACCGCGGCCGGGAATGCGTCCTGCACGGTGGTCTGCTTGCGGTCGCCAAACCACATATGTGGCGCTCCAGGCCGCCAGCCATAGAGGATGGGCTCATGCTGCCAGTGGTAGTCAGCTCGCGAGAGCACCCCGGAGTTTTTTCTCCAGATCAAACAGCTGGCCAGCTTGAGGCCAGCCTGGATGAAGGCCTGGCGGAATATCACGCCAAGCCCACCACCTTCAGCGTGGGCCACATATACGGCCCCGCCCTTGCGCACACCGGTCACCATCTGGCGGAAGACGCGCTGCAGGAAAGCCGCGAAGTCCTGGTCGCTCATGGCGTCATTCTTGATCTTCCCGGCCTTCCCTTCATATGCCACGTTGTACGGCGGATCCGTCCAGACCATATCAGCCTCCATGCCCTGCATGAGGGCCGCGTAAGACTCCGGCAGGGTAGCATCGCCACAGAGCAGACGGTGTCCGCCCAACAACCACAGGTCTCCCGGACGGCTCACCGGTCGCGCAGGCGCTTCCGGGGCAGTATCCAGCACATCGTCGTCATCCAGGGCCGCAGCCTTCAGGAAGCGATCCAGCTCGCGCGGTTCGAAGCCGGTGATCTCCAGATCTACGTCCATAGCCCTCAGTTCAGCCAGTTCCTGGGACAGTTCCCCCTCGTTCCACTTCGCCCATGTTGCGGAGCGATTGACCAGCAAGCGGAACGCCCGGATCTGCGCGTCATCCATGTCGTCCACCAGCAGCACGGGCACGCTGGCAAAGTTCAGCGCCCGAGCAGCCTTGAGACGCAGATGGCCATCCACCACCTCGCCGTCGGCCCGCACCAGCAAGGGGATACGACATCCGAAGCGGCTCATGGCAGAGGCCATCCGCTCGACGCAGGCGTCGTTGTCACGCAAAGGACGCGCGCAGACACGCAGACGATCCACAGGCCAATACTCCAGTTTCAGCTTTTCCATCCGTCAGTTTCCTGTTAGGTTCAACGTGCATCTTAATTGCACGGGGTCGGAT